TGCTGCGTCATATGGAATGGTTCGAAGCCGCAGACCTGATCGTTAAAGGTATGGAAGGCGCGATCAACGCGAAAACCGTAACTTACGATTTCGAACGTCTGATGGAAGGCGCTAAGCTGCTGAAATGCTCAGAGTTTGGCGACGCGATTATCGCGAACATGTAATCCAGATTCTGGGTTAAACTGGAACGGGAGCCGATTGGTTCCCGTTTTTATTATTAGTTTTCGAATGGTTATCAACAATTTATCAAAATAGGTTATCAAAACCCTCTCTTAATCAGATGTTTTTTCCTATTATTTCCGCATTGGCCATAACAATTTACCGGACGGCATACAGGTTGCTATAAGCATATAATATGTATTCGGGCGTTGTAGTTTCCAAACTATCAGAAATGTATACAAACTCGGTTCTCATATCCTTTTGCTATTTTATCTGGGAATCACTGGTTCCTGCTGGTTTCCTTAGTCAATGTACAAAAATATACATTTCATTGTGTGATTATAATTTTTTTTTGCGTATTTATATGCTGGTAACACAATTTTATCTCTGTATATTTAAGAGAAATCTTTGGAGGATCTATGCATAAAATTAAGCTTGCAGTGCTATTTCTTTTTATTTTCGTTTTTAACACGACTGTATCTGCTAGTAATTCAATGTCTATGAATTATGCTATAGGCAAGAAAAATGGGGCAGAAAATATGCATGGATTGAATATCATGTTTAGACACGATATGAATGATTTCGCACTGGTCGCATCAGGCACTTATATACAGAATACCAGCGGCTCTGGATATTCTTATTTAAAGAATAAATATGCATCTATTATGCCGGGTATAGCATTTAACATTACGCAAGATATAAACTTATATGGGCTTGCTGGTCTTGCTTCTGGCTCAAAAATGACACCTAATCAAACACATGAGGTTTACGGAGCTGCTTTTGGTGCTGGTTTTTTTTACAATTTAACAGACAACATTCAATTTAATTCAGGATATGAATTGGGTCTTATTGATAACAAAGAAATAAATACTTTCATCATTGGGATAGGATATTTGTTTTGATTTTGAAGGTGAATAAAATGATCTCTAAAAAATTATTAAGAATATACGTTATTACTGACAATTATTTTTTATATCACGGCATCAGGGAACTTATTGAAGATTCAAAAGTTTTTGAATCTTATACATATAACGTTGAGCAAACCACAAAGCTTCCAACACTTATTTTTTATCATAAGTATCATACTCAAGATATTATTATTACAGATAACTTTTTACATTGTTATGCAGTTTCAAAATACAGACCAGAAAAAACTTTGATTTTACCATGTAATTACGACTTGGATAAATACATTGAGTGTTTTAATGATTTAACAGACCAAAATGACTTTCATGATATGCTTCATTTTAAAAAACTATCATCACAAGAGACTCTTTTGTTCACTTTGTTTTCTGAAGGAACAACAGATGACAACATTGCAATTATTCTTAACATAACAAAAAAGACAATAAGCACACATCGACGTAATATTTTGCAAAAGTTGAATTTAAAAAATAGACATGAACTTTATATGTATGCTCTGGCAACAAAGGAGGGGGTTTATGAGCATGTATAATACAATATCTATTTTATCGATAATGGTATTGATTCCATTCTCAATCTATTGTCTTTATGCTAATTATCGCATAAACGAAAAGAAGAGTATTGCATCAGAAACAACACCATTGTGGAGAAAGATTTTTCTGCCGCCTAAGTGATTAGTATTTTAGCGGTAGATTTTTAATGTTTAAAAGTTTTCCTCTGTGAATTTTAATATACCCCCCATCATTGAGGTCTTTTAGAACTTTATTTAAGGAGCTACGAGATATTGTACTTCTAGATAAAATAAATTTGAAAACTGAAATTTGAGATCTTTCATTTTCTGGTAATTCCCATATAGCTTCTAAGTTGTTTTTTATAATATCGTAGGCATTTTTTGATGAAAATCTTTGATCCCTTTTGAAAAAGTTTGAAGCGATTTCACAAGTCATTAAGAAAAAATGTTTCCACAAATTATTACTATCAGCTAGGCAGTTCAGTTCTATAGCTGGAATTGCTGTAAAGGTTGCATCCGTCGAAGCTCTGAAATAATGATAATCATTCTTTTCGAACATAAAAAATAACCCTAAAATATAAGGTGCATATACAGTGAAAATTAAAATATCGTCTGTTTTCCTATAAATATCTACTCTACCTTCGGTGAGAAAGTAAACATGTGGTTTATTATTGAGTGTGCTGTGTATCTGCTGTCCATTTGACGCATAAATGCGTATAAATTTGTTAGAAGCTTCAACAATCTCTAAGATATGGTCAAACATGATTTAATGCCTCTGCTATTATTTTCATTCTTAAAGTTTGATGTTAGGCAATCATATGATCTTTTTAGGAGATGGCAAGTTTAAATTTAAATATGTTCTTGTGTAATTATACATAATTTATTTATGAGTTAAATTAGCAGCAGTTAGTGCTGGGTTCGTCAAATATTATCAACCTATCATTCTCAATATTCGTGAGGATGTGTGTTTTGTGTTAGTTGATTGTTTGGTAGGGTGCTAACAATTTATTTTATAACTATTTATAATATATAGTTTGCATACTAATGTTTTCCATGCTTGAGTTTTGCTAAAAAACACTTCTGCAATTCTATTATTTGCGATATTTATACTAGTCTACTCATTCTGCTTTGAATTATATTGGTTTTGAATTCAATGTTAAAAAGAGGATTGAATATGTTATTTCTACTTTCATGTATTGTCTTGTTGATACTGATAGTTGCTGTTGTTTACGTTATGCTATTTAATAAAGATAGCATGGATATTACGCAATTCATAGATTTACTATATAAAGATAATGAAGAGAAATAAATATATAAAAGAGGTTGAGTAGGTGTTAACTAAAACTCAAAAAAATATCATTTGGATGATTACAGAAAAATCAATAGGCATAATTGGTCTTTTCTTTATAAACGCTTTAGTAGCTAAATACTTGGGGCCTGTAGTAATTGGGCAAATAGCAATCGCAACTGCGATCTTTCAAATTATTCAAGTTGCCGCGGTTTTTGGTAGCGATAGTATTTTCTATAAAAGAATAACCACAAACTTACTGGGCGGCATTCAATTAATGTTGCCTATATTCATATTGAGGAGTGCGGTATTTATATTTTTTGCATGTACTTGCATCATGATTTTAAATGTGCAAATGGATTTAACAGGTATGGTGTTAGTGCTGTCAATATGTTTGGCATATTACTTTTACACAATTGATACATATACAAGCTTTAATGAGTCATTGCTGAACTCTAGAATGAATGCTCTTGCAAACGTAACCGGACTTATTTTCGGTTTAGTAGTCAGAGCATTAATGGTTAAATATAAAGCTCCGGTTATCTTATTTGGACTGCCTCTTATAATTATAAGCGCTACCCCTTACTTTTTGAAGTTATTTATATTCCGGAAGGAATATAAAAGTAAAGTGACAATAAAATATAAAGCATTAAGAAAAAGATTTTTTTACCTGAGTTATGCGGGTAGTATTCTCGTTGTTCCTTCTGTTATTGCATCAATCTATCCGAGATTGAATTTACTTGTAATATCATTTTTGTATGGGGATCATGATGTCGGCATATATTCAGTTTCTCAAACTCTTGCTACTAGTTGGAATTTCATTTTGTTATCGTTGCTAACCTCTTGTCTACCGGCAATATTTCGAGAGAAAAACAAATCAAAAATAATCAATCTTGGTGCAAGACTGCATTTGAATATCATTTTACTGTCAATTCCGGTAATATTTCTGATGACGTTTTTGATAAGCTATGTAATCTTCTACATATATGGTGGTGAGTATAATGAATCTATAGCGCCCTGCATTTTATTATGTTTTGCAACATTATTATCTACACTTGGAATGGCTTCATCGAAAATAATTGTTAAGCTTTCTGGATATAGATTTTTGCTATATAAAACTATATTTGTTTTGGTTTTTAGTTTGGTGCTTTCTTATTTTTTTTCTCTAAGGTTCGGATTGATTGGTGCTGCCTTAGCGGTTATCATGACTGAAATTTTTTCTCTAACAATTTTCAACTACTTGTTCATGCAAGGTTTTATGTTGTTAGTGCATGTCGAAATAATCAAGGTTATTTGCGGATGCGTTCGGAAATTATTTAAAAAAAGCGTTAGATAAAGGTTAATAAAATGCAATCTTTATCTGAATGGGTTAAGATAAAAGTTTAAGTCTAAAATCTATTCTTTATAAAAGATATTAATCGTTATGTTTAATTAATTGGTAAGATGTTTTGCAATCAGATGGGGTTTTAAAAAAATAAATATAAAGGAGTGTATGCTCCTTTATATAAGTATTTTAATCCAATCTTTACCCCGATCATCATGATATCGAGCCGTTTGATTCGGTGACTTATGACCTAGCAACTTCTGAGTATCTATCCCTTGAATCTCATATAGTCTTTCCGCTAACGAGCGTTGTTCATGGAAAGTAGCTGGCGTGCCATCCCCCCAATTTATGTCTGATTTATCACGAGCCTTACTGAAGTTCATTGTTATTGTGTTCGACTTTACCTGGGCACCTCGTTCTGCCATTGAGGTTGCCCGAAAGAAGTGGATTAGGTATGGACTCACTGCATAGTCACGGCAACGTGCAACTACATCCCTCAAACTCCAGTCAATCGCGTTAAGCCTTAGGGATAGAGGGAGCGCTAGCTTGCTCCCTGTTTTCTCCTGAACGACATGCAGATGGTCATCCCAAATATCGCAAAACTTCATGTTGGAAATATCCCCAAGGCGTTGACCTGTAACGAGCGCCAATAGCATTGCATTGCCCATGTATTGATGGCGGGCATCAGCTATCGCGAAAATCTTTTGCCATTCGTCGAGGTTTAGACGTTGTCGGGTAACTCGCCGGCGCGGTTGTTTTGTAGCAAGAGCCGGGTTATAACCCGGCGGTACCTCGCCATAATGTTGGGCTTCTTTGAACACATCAATTAACACTGAACGTATGACCTGAGCCATTCGCGGCTGGCCCTCTGCAACATAGGACTCCAGTATCTGGGCAACATCCCGAACATCGACGGATGAAATCAATTTCATTCCCACGCGCTCACGAAGTAGGGCTACTGGTTTAGCCTTTTGCTTATGAGTGTTCGGTCTGATATCACCATTCTCCAGCCTTTCATCCTGAATTTTCCAATAACGATCTAACCACGTATTTGTTGTTATCGCCTTTCCTTTGCTGGTGGCGATCTTGTCACTGATAGCCAAAACCTGCCTGGTGCGCTGTTCAGCTAGTCGCTCATTGGCTTCAATTGCTATTGCTGTAGCTTCGGCCTCGTTAGTTCCAAGGCTATGAAACTTACCTGTAACGGGATGTTTATAGCGCCAGTAAATTTTATTTACCTTACGACTGTAGAGCGGATAAAGATTAGGTATCTTGACGTTGTTTTTACGTGGTCGGGCAGCCATCAGACAGTATCCTTTGAAGCATAGGAGAATCAAATTTTTTAATAACGGGCTGGGTTAAATTACCTGTAATCTCGGCATCTTCTCTTACCCGCCAGTATCTTCCTTCTTTGGTGGCCGGGGGAGTGAACATGCTCTCTTTAGCGTATCGGCGTAAAGTATTCAGACTTGGAGGATTACTCCGGTATTTTTCCGCAGCCCATTCTTCTAAAGTCAGCATTTGAAGCATGTGATTTACCTCATAATGGCCCATATCAGAGCCATTTTCTGAAATTAAAAAATCAGTGTTCAGTCAGACGCTGCCAGATTGCTGACACGTACTTGACCTGATGAAGAGCATCCGAAATAGCCTTGTGAGGTTCTCCCTCAAATGGGATCTCATAGCGAGGCTTGCAGCCAACGGCTTTACCTAACTCGACAATGGTTCTTACATCCCGGTTATTCCAGAATTTCCATGGGCAGGGGATGCCCGTACGGTCATAAGATGCCTCAAGCAGGACATTGTCATAAGTGGCACCATTACCCCAGACCTGAACAGAATCAGGGCCGTTAACCGCATTCTCGCCTATAAATTCATTTAGCTGCAGTAATGCATCATCGAGCGGAATAGCGTCATCCATTACCAACTCAGAGCGCGCTTCGGGCGAAGCTTTTAGCCAGAAGATTATGGTAGATGCATCCGGAACACCGCCGCTGGCCATGGCAGATTCCAGGCTAATAACTTTGTAAAATTCCGATCCGGTATTACCTGTAGATGGATCAAAGAACACGGCCCCGATAGATACGACTGGTGAATCAGCTTTTTTACCAAAAGCTTCAATATCGATCATAAGGTGTGTGTAGAGGATTTCAGGCTCAATATGATTATGATGACCGGAATCATTATTTATGGCAGTTGTGCTGCTATAAGTTTCAGTAGCGCTTGCGCTTGAGATAGTTTTTTCCGTGCCTTCTGATAACGCAGTACCGTCCGTGGTTTCATCATTGCCAGTTTCTTCCATCTGCACATTATCAACGTACTCCGCCGCGGTATTTTGTTGGTCGATTACAGCGTTGCTGGTGGCCAGCCCTTCAATAGAAAAAATACCATTACCAACTTTTTCGAGAACCGGCAGTGTGCCGCCGTCGACTTGTGCATCTTCATTCTGACCGCCAGTTTCAAAAGCAGAATCAGTCACTATCTCGTTTGCCCAGCTCACCTCAGGGTTATGGCGCGAAGCCGCAAGAGTTTCGTCTGATGGAGCAGAATGATTGCTTTCAGTCAGGTTTGCGTTAATGAATCCGCTGAGACGTGCCGGATACAGGTAATGCTCTGTGTGAGCGCTACGGATAAGTGCAAAGATAGCCGCACGCGAGTAATCCAAAACTCCCGGGGTTGCACGAAGGGCTTTAGACCATTCCTTGAACGGACTTTCTTTTTTACTAACAATCTCTTTTGCCCGACGGAAAACACCACCTGGGATATCATAAATGTTGAAATCCATTGGTAACGTCGCCAGCGCAATCTCTAAATCGAGAGTGTCGAGATCATGTTTAAGGTCAGGGTTTCTGTCGGTTTTGTTGCCTCCGCCAGCATTCGTACCGCTTTCAGTACGCTGTATTTCTGCAACGCGATTGCCTTTGGCCCATTCTTTTACAAGCAACCCGCGGTCAATGTGGTCTGTACCAAACCAGGCCTTGAAGAACTGGATCACTACTGAAAGCTCACTGCGCTTTCCATCAACAGGGAAGATGATTTTAAGATCATCAATTACTTTGGATATGTCATATTCTGTCGCTGTTTTGAATGGATCAACATTTTCAGCCGCCAATAACATGTTCTGGACATAGCTGTTATCCACATTCATTTCGAGTTGTTGGATCACTCTCTTTTGTTCAGCGTCGATGTGATAGGCGTATTCATCCGTTATAAACTGCGCCAGGATGCGCTGTCGCAACGGCAACGTAGCTACTGTGGTAAGTACAGGTGTATTCGCAACACTGGAATCAGTATTCGTATTTTCAGTCAGCGTTGAAGTGTCCTCTGGGGCTTTTTCTGTCTGTTGTTTAACTTTCCAAGTTCGCTGGTCCTCGTCCAGTACATAGCGTTTGCACCATGAGTAATCAACTGTACTTTCTTCAGGCAGGTCGCCATAAACCGGAAAATCGGTACGTACAGGCTTGCTATAATCCTTGCCCCGGCCAGTTTCAATACCAGCATCTTCCAGCTCAACATCCAGCTGCAAATTGGCTCGTGCTTCTGATTTAGCCGTGAACCAGATAACGGCATCTTCTTTGCCGGATTTCTGCGTTGCCTTGATTAAATGAAAGAATTCCATATCGGGTCCTTAATTTTGATTGTAAGATACCCGCAGCTAGTGATTGCCGCCTTGGGTAGTGGTCATTGGTCAAAACTCGATTCCGGAAAGCTTTGGTCGGCTGACCGGGTACTTAACCCGCCTTGCGCGGGTTTTGTGCTTTTAGGGGCTGGTAGCAGCCATTAGTCACAACTCGATTAAAATTTGAAAGCTGGCTGTTGGTCGTCAGCCGATTTGTACGGGTAACACTCTCCTTTAATGTGCTGCTCTTTGGCAGCTGCATCACAGCCAGATTCGGTTTTGTATACACCGAGCATGATGTCTGAGCATTCCCCGGTGAGGGCACAGACGGTAACGATCAGGGCAAAGAACGAGCTTATGCTTTTAGCTCTGGATTGCCTTTTTGGGCCAGTAAGTAGCAAAGCTTACGAACCAGAACTTCAAACAGATTTAAGCGAACGGCTTGGCAGCCAGCTCTTTTGCGTGCGAAATCGATCATGGTTAACTCCTGTGTGCCTTTAACGCCAGGCTGGCGGAACGGTAAACCTGCTGCGCGATTGTCTTGCCATCTCATCCGGTGTTTCGTATGCCGCCGGCAGCTACTTCATGGGCGTCCTGCCTTGATGACTGATTTTCTAAATTCAGACTACAAATAAATATGTCAAAGGTCAATATTGAAATGACATATATAATTGCAATGATGATTTTTGAAGGGGATAGAGGAGATGCCAGGGTCAAAAAAAGGCCGCTAAATGCGGCCCTTAGAGTGTTCTTTATCAGTCTTTGGTTGGAGCGGGCTCAATCTTCCTTTTGCTGAGAAATTCAGCCATAAATTTATCGAGCTCTTCGAGGCGGTCGCTGGCCAGCTGTATGAACCTGGTTTGTTCAACTTCAGGTAACTGATCAAAAACTTCCAACAACGCAGCTTGTTTCTCGTTCAGTACCGTTTTGCTTTCGCTGGTTGCCTTAAGATGCGCCTCTTCTTCATCAGATAAAAAGAACCAATACAGTGGCTTACCTAATGCTTCCGGGAATAAAACCAACTTTTCCTTGCGAGGAAAATTACCTGTATTGCACCAGTTACTAACCGTTTGTGAGTTTACCCCCACTCTGCGGCCCAGCTCAGATTGAGATATCCCGGCTTCATCAAGAGCTCGTAACAGTCTTTCTTCGAAGTTCATGTTCGTATCCAAATCAAACCCATAAGCAAGCATACAAACTTTCTTATCAGATGTGATTGATTAAGTTTCTTGACACTGATAAATTATTTATCAATCATGTGATTCATAAATTGGGAGGAAGCATGAAAGAACACATTCAACAAAAAATTATTTCGCTGTGTGGCAGCCAAACAGAACTGGCTCGCCGCTTAGGTAAAAACTCGCAGACTGTATCTGTCTGGTTCCGTACTCAGGTAGCAAGCACAGAAGTTTTAAACGCATGCAGAGCTTTGGATTGGGAAGTCACCCCGCATGAATTACGTCCAGACCTCTATCCCAACGCAACAGATGGTTTACCTCAGAAGGAGGCTTAATCATGCAGTCAGCTACATATCAACATCATAACCAACGCCTGGCCGGACCGCTGAAAACTCAAAATCAATTTATGGCGCATCGGCGAGATAGCTTTAAGCACCGTTCAATACAGGTTGCAGTTCGGGAGTGGGAATCCACTTTGCCCGGCCAGGCGCAGGAGAAAATCGCTCAGATGGTGGCTGAGCAGTGGGCGAAGGAAGGGGGCCGCGGTATCGCGGTCAACAAGCAGAATTTATTCCGGTATCTGAAAAACGAAGGTGGTTCGGAAAAATACACCTCATACATCATGCAACTGTCGGGGGCAATCGTCGCCGCTATGCCCATTGAGATCGCCAGAAAGCATGGACTCAGTAACGCCAGAACGGAAGCCGAGCTGGTGGCGAGCGCTATCAAAGAATGCAGTGAGGCACATCAGGCGAAGTTGCTGGGCGCACCGCTGCAAAAGCTTGAGAAGGAGATCCGCGAAGCGGCAATCGCTTTATTCAACATGTTACCTGCTGACGCGGCGGGACCACTACTGGCGAGTATCAGCGCCGTAGCGCCGCAATTTTTTTAATCGAGTTTTGACCAATGAATTCAACCCGGAGGCTTCATGAGCATTGATGCAATGCGGTGGGCCAAGAAAGTTAAGACCGGAAAATCCTCCAGTAAGGCGATCCTGACCTGGCTGGCTGATATGTGCGGCGCTGACTTGTGCGCTTACCCGTCCGTCGCTGCGCTTGCAGAGGCTACTGAGATGGACAGAAAGACGGTGCTTGCAGGCTTGCAGCATCTGCAGGAAATCGGCCTGGTTGTCGACACAGGTGTACGGCGCGGCAGGACAAAGCAAATTCCTGTGTACAAGCTGGTCGGTGTTGAGGAAAGCATACCCGATGCCGAACAGACCCAAAACCGGAACTCTTTAAAGGATCCCAAAAACGGGACGGTTAATTTGAACCGTACCGAAAACGGAACTGTTAATACAAACAGTGCCATTAACGGGACTATTTCAGGTAATAAGGGTACCAAAAACGGGATTGTTAACAGTTCATATTTTAACCAAAGAGTACCGTTTTTCCCTTTAAACAGTCCCAAAAACGGGACACGGAATCTACCAAGGAACCATAAACATCTAAACCCCACACATAGAGAACTGGTCGAACCTGTTACTCCTGATTATCCGGATCAGCCAGGTATCGGAATTGGGCAACAGCAGCCATTCGGCAAATTCCGGATGTTTGAAGACTGGAAGCCAACAGCCGACTTTGCACGACAGGCAAACCTGTGGGGCATGCCGCTCAAGGCAGGCATAAATATCGAAGCTGAGCTGAGCAGTTTCATCGCTTACTGGCAAGCCGAAGGGAAAGTGTTTCATCAAATTCAGTGGGAGCAGAAGTTCGCTCGCCACCTGGATCGCGCAAAGGTTCTGAAAGCACCACAAACGGGAGGTACCGAGAATGCATCAGTTAGACCACAGCCAGCAGCATCCCGAGCTGTTCAGCAAATACAGTCAGCACACGCAGAGTGGCGACGCCGGAACGGACTTGATGGCGGCGGAGACAGCGTGGCGGTTATGGCAGGTGATGGGGGAAATCTTCTCGAACCGCTGGACGCAGAAGAATGGGGCAGAACCCACGGCCCTGTGGATAGTTCAGATAGGTTCGATGACTGAGAAACAGATCAAACTGGTTTGTCAGCAATGCATGGACCGTTGCGCAGTAGGTAACACATGGCCCCCGGATCTTGCTGAGTTCGTTTCGCTGGTTTCAGAGAGTGGTGCAAATCCGTTCGGGCTGACATCTGACCGGGTGATGAGTGAATACCGTCGCTGGCGTAACGAGTCGTTTCGTTTTTCGGGTAGTGACAAATACCCCTGGCCCCAGCCAGTGCTCTATCACATCTGCATCGAAATGCGCAGAACTGGTGTCGAGCGTCAGATGACCGAGGGGGAACTAAAAAAAATGGCAGAGAAGTTATTAACCAAATGGACGAAGCACGTAAGCAACGGGCATTCAGTTCCACCAATCCGTCGACAGCTAGCTGCACCGCAGCATCCGGCAGGACCAACTCCGGCACAGTTGCTGATGGAAGAATACCAACGCCGCAAAGCGGCAGGTTTGACAAACTAATCGAGTATTGACCAATGACCAAAGCATTAACACAAAAAGAGAAGGTGGCGGTATTTGTGCGCTATCAACCGAACTGCGCCGTTGGCGATGTTTCCGAAGCGCTGGACTTGGCTGGCGGCACAGCCGGCAGGTTGCTGCGTGAGCTCAGTGACGAAGGCGTGATCATTCGATCACGTGACAGCGTTCAGTACACATACAGGGCGGTACCACGCGTGGATATTCCAGACGTTATCATCCCGTGCATGGTGGAAAAAAGTGATCCAGTAAGGATGCAGGCTGCTGAGCAGAAAGCGAAGGCGCTTGAGGATAAGGGGCTATGGAGAAGAGCTGCTGCGGTGTATTCAGAAATGTTTGGCATAGCTGGTAGTGCTGTTGAGGTTGCCCGTATCGCCAAGCGTCGTAAAGACTGCCTGCGCCAGGCGGGGAGGGCGTAACCGATGCCGAGACCAAAAACACAGAGTGAACGCAATAAAATCATTTCTAGGATCATTGAGTTGGTGAAAAAGCATGGCCGTATCACGACGAAAGAAGTCGTTGCGATGTTCGATCTGCATCGCACCACCGCAGAGAAATACATACGAATATCCATTGCACGGGGCGAATTGATCCGTTACGGTCGTTGCGGCATTTTCCGTGACCAACGCACAATAATAGATTTCGACCTTAAACGCTTCTCACATACCAGAAAGTAAGGTGAATGTAGAAGAAAATGCCGCTTAACCGCGGCATCTCTATGCTCATGAAGGTCCGCTTTGAGCGAGGAGCGGATATCAAGCATCCAAAGGTAGATACCTTAAACTTATACTAAAGCTGATCGCATCTATTTAATCCTGTCAATGTATTGTTCTAATAGAAAAAATTCTATTTTATAAGGTTTTAAGCATGCCTCATAACATTTAAGATATTTGCCTTACCATATGATCATACTTGTCTTGCAAGTGAGACTCTTTGAAAGTTCCTTTTATCGCTTGTCTTAAAAACACTTCTAAATCTTTAGTGTTTAAAATTAAAATTAAACCACTTTTATTTCTATTGGCAATGTTAGAAATATGCCTGAAGTACTGCGACTTTAGTTCATCACCTCTGAAAACAATGATTCCAAAATGTCCGAATGTATCATTTAGATAATATCCAAGTTGATGAAAGTCATCCGCGCTCAAATCAGTGTAATTTTTACACTCCCAAACAATCTGGGTTGCTCCGTATTTGGCCCTAATTACTTCCCAAAATCCATCTGATGCTCTATTTGAAGCTACCCAGTCCCTAACGGAGGTATTATCGTGAGAACGAGTCTGAGGTTGAACATTTGTCAGTGTTCTGAAAAAACATAAACGGATCACATTGCCTACAATATCTTCAAAATCCTTGGCCGACTCTTTTCCTGTTGGCAAGGCCTTCAGCTTATTCAATGTATCTTCCAAAGCCATCTTATACTCATCAAGTTTAAAACTATCTGGTAAATCTTCCAATACACCTTCATTTCTTAACGTTGTTTGTTCTTTTAAATCATTTAACAAAAAAGCCCTTAAATTCAAAGCCTGATGATAAGTTGGATGGATGTAAAAGGTAGATGAATGTTCAAAGGAAGGCTTTGAATTAGAGTCTTTGCCCGAATCTTTATATTCAATTGTGTTTTTACGTCTAATGCCTAAAAAACCAATGCCATAAAGTAATTCTATGAACCTAAATGGGGTCGAGAAATCGTAAAACCATGATTTGCAATATTTAGAAATAGCATCATTAACTAAAAGTTTTTGAATAAAATCTTCTATGGCGACCAATGTAAACTCATTGCCAAGGCCAAAAAAATACTCTATTACCAAACTGATATTTGGATAATTCTCAGCATATTCATCGCCTAAGTCCTTAAGTCGACTGGTACTATATCTTTTTGCAGCATAAATTAAATCATCTTCAGTGATTGTCTTATTATTACGACTTATTGCTGAATCGATTGAGTAACTTGTAAGCATTAATACATCTCTAGGACGATGCTGACAAAGTTGCATAACCCGCTCTATACTTTTGTCCTTATCACCATCAAAAAAATGCCCCCACGCTTCCCCACCTAATTTAGGTTTGGCTGTGAAAGGTCTCACAAGTCTTCTCTCAACAAGTTCTGTAAGCTTTTCAGTTGTCCATTCAAGAAAAACAACTGATGTTTCTAATCTTGCAAATTCGTTATCACGTGCACGAATGCGATCGTAAATATTTTCTCTAATGAACACATATGGCTTAACATAAGGCGTAGATGCTATTAACCTAACAGTTGCATGCATCAAAGCCATTAGACATATTATAGCTGAGTCCGAACCATCCCATGACTCATCAAGTCTATCAATCAAAAGAATAAAATTATGATTAGCATTGAGTTCTAAACTATTAACTTCTTGGATTAATTTTTTACTTCTATTTATTTGCCTCAGCCATAATTTTTCATTTTCTTTGGTGTAGGCCTCAAAAATTTCCTCAACTAAATTTAGTACACGTTGGTCAAAGTCACAATCCTCAATAAGACTTCTTTCTTTTCGTATAGACTCAGGGGCCTTAGAGAAATCGAATCCTAATTTTTCATTCCATGCTTTTATTACTTCATCAATTAATGCTCTTTCCATTGAATGCATCAATGATTTGAACGGTCGTTGGCGAGTATCATGGAACTCTTCATGTTGTAAAGGCAATTTTAGCAAATCAAAAATTTGAGGGACTATGGTAATGGATTTAGATATCCGCCTCTCAACTTCAATTGTAATTGCCGTTTTACCTGCACCACGCCTTCCAATGAAAAAACAACTAGTATTGTCTACGTTTAATGCAGCTAGTGTCGCTGGAGTTGATACAAAAAGCTCCGTTGATTTCCTTATAATGTCATACTCGGCAAAAGACTGACCAAGCTGGACCCTCTGTAAAGCATCTTTAGGTAATTGAACATTTCCCACAAACCACCCTCCATAACATTATTATGCTCTGAAATAGTTCGTTTAAAACATAGACGGCAAAGTTTGTTATAGCATTTCTCACTGATTCTTATGAAACTATTTTGAGAATTTCTGAACCTCCACTCAATAAACCACGTCTAACTATCTGATATTTTTATCTAATTTAACCACGCCACTTAGCGTGGCATCTCCGTTATCCTCATCTTATGATTGAGCTTTAATCAGTCATGAGTCAATAGGCTCATGATGTGCTCTCTTTCGGACTTTTTATCCATATCTGCTCCTGGCACACAGGGGACTTATATGGCACAGCCAAAAGTTACATCCTGTGATAACTACTTGAAATATAATTTAAATTGTTGATTTAAATTCTTTTTTTAATAAGGCGTAAACAAAAGTATTCTCATATCTTTCCTCGCCTTCATCCGTAATAAATGAAACAAACTCTTTAAAACAACCCTCCTGTCGCATCCCAAGGCGGGAACACAATCTTTGTGAGGACAGGTTGTAGTCTTCAACGTATGCGTAGAGACGTCTTGCCTGTTTCACGTTAAACAAATATTTAAACAGGGCCCCTACTGATTCTGTGGCGTACCCGTATCCTTCATAACGTTGATTAAAATGCCAACCTACGGACCACGTATTAGCATCTGGTTCGCCACTATTTTCTGCAAACAGATGGCCAATAACGAGGTCGGTTTCTTTGAGGCAAACAGCAAATTGGCTTGGATCATTTGCTCTTCTGCATACTTCGTCTACGGCATCCTCAACTGAGTTGAGCGTTTCATCTTGAAAACAGGGAGTACGTGGCGAAGACAGATAGTCCAGAAGTGCTAAAGCATCACTCTCTTTAAATGAACGAAGAATGAGTCTGGATGAATTGGCTATTGTCATGGCTTGTCGACTCCATTAAAAGATTAGTTATATGGTGCTGATTTAATGAAGAATTTATTGGGTAAATAATACTTGCTTCGACATTAACGCCCACTGTCTGGTTTGTAAACAACATAATCATACTTTAACAATTCGTGCTGTTAAGGCGTTGATCAAACTTCTCCATAAGTGTACTGTATAAACATACAGCTTTTGCAGTGGAGGCGCTTATGAAAGTTGAATTAACCATTGATCGTACTAAAGAACTTCCAGAGGGTGCAGTCCCGGCACTTGAGAGAGAATTATTAAAACGACTCCAGAGTCAGTTCGATGAGTGCTGTCTGATTGTGCGTCGCGCAGGTTCCGATGGGTTAAGTGTTTACGGTGGCGAAAAAGAAGCTAAAAAGAAGGTTGAGGAAATTCTCCAGCAGACCTGGGAAAGTGCAGACGACTGGTTTTATTGAAACAGCATGCAGAAATTTTCCAGTTTGGAGGGGAGATTGGTGGAACAAAAAGAAGAATTACCAAACAAGGGCTATGCGGTCATCAGGTGCAACGATGGGGTTATCGTTGCGCGACTGCACTCATTTCCTGATAGTGGCCGTGCACTCATGTACAGACGCGGGGATGAGGTGTCATTCATGCCGTTACAGGATGATGAGATAGTAGGAACACCGACACTCTTTACGCAAATGCTTGAACGGGCTGGTTATCGCGTTTCCAAGAATTCTGTTACACTCCCGTCATAGGCCTGAACACCCTATACCTGCTGCGCCACTGGAGAGAAACCATGGCGCAAACACCAAACCCGAATAAATCCCTACTGACCCCTCAACGGGCCAGCAATTTTCTTTTGATGTCACTCCTGCAGGAGGCGGCATGAAGAAAAGCTGGTTCACTCACACCGGGCTGACAACCGAAGAAGCCAATGAGCTGGTGGCTCGCTATAAGTCTAAAGGCGTCCCCGTCGAGAAAAGCCTCGATATTGACCCTCGTCTTTGGATAGTCAGCGTATTACTACCTCAGCAAAAATCCTCAGCTAAGACAGCGCAAAGCATGCGTTCTCGGGCATGGGGGTGATCGTGACAGTGTACAACATCCTCCCGATGGGTAAGCCACGCATGACGCGTGCCGACAAATGGAAGAAGCGCCCTGAAGTTATGCGTTACCGGGCCTTTTGCGATCACGTCCGGCTCCTGGGCATTTGCATGCCCGAATCAAATTCACACGTTACCTTCGTTCTTCCAATGCCGAAGAGCTGGAGCAAGAAAAAGCGCGCAGAGATGAACGGGCAGCCCCATCAGGGTAAGCCCGATCTTGATAACCTGATGAAGTCTTTGATGGATGCGCTCTTCGAAGACGATACGCATATCTGGGATTCAAGGATAACAAAGCTCTGGGGCGAGAACGGGCAGATCATTATCAGGGAGAGCGAGTGATGCGTGCGCTTCTTCAACCTGTGATTGCCCGGGAGCTGGGTGTCGTACTGTTGAAGCCAGGAAGAGAGCTGATGGAGTTGTTCACCACAGGCAGAGTGCTGATCGAGCGTCAGCCTGAAAGCATGCGCGAATATCAAACAGGCCGTGTTCCCGATGCTAGGCAGCCACTGGCTGAAAACGAGCAGTTGCGAAGCTTCTTTTTGAATGAAAAGGTCCTGACTGCTGCTGGTGGTATTAGCGGGCTTGATTACTGGTTGCTGAAGTATGGAGGAGGAAATTGCCAGTACGCTCATAGCGATTACCACTATCACGAATTAACCATCATGCACCATGAGCCGGGTTCCATTTTACTTTGTGGTTATTGTGATAACCAGCTGCGTGAACAACATACCGAAGGTCTGGCAGACCTGGCCTGTAATAACGTGGTTGCCTATGTGCTGGATTCTGTCCGCATTTATCTTTGCCTGGACAAAAGCCGCGAGACCTCACTTGCAGAGCTCTGCTGGTGGGCAGTACGTAAAGGGGTTACGGATGCACTTCCAGAATCATGCGTTCGTGAAGCGCTTCGTTTACCTCAAGAAAGCAAGATTGGTCGCGAAAGCGATATTACGCCTTCTGTACCGGCCAGCAGCATCCTTTGGGAATTAGTTTCAGCTGTTGACCTGCCTGATGCGCTGACAGAACCGCTGGTGGGCGTGATGGTGGATCCGGCGCCGCCTCAGTCTTTCATGCGTCGACCGAAGCGTCTGCGCTGGGGAAGTCGCAATTATCTGAATTGGGTGAAAACACAGCCCTGCGAATGCTGCCAGCAGCAATCAGATGACCCGCATCACTTAATCGGATGGGGGCAGGGTGGCATGGCAACAAAAGCTCACGACATCTTCACGATTCCACTTTGCCGAAAACATCATACCGAACTTCATAACGACCGCCTGGCATTCGAGCGCAAATATGGCTCGCAGCTGGAAATGATCATTAGAGTGCTGGACCGGGCCTACGCGCTCGGCGTTCTGGCGTAAGGAGCGAACAGGATGACACCACGTCAACGCCGTAATCATATTGAAGCGCTGGATAAAGCAGCGAGTGCGCCGCGTAAAAGCTGGCTGGGTAAAAGCATGCTTCTTACAGGTATTCAGTCGGCATGGATTAAATCATTGCTGACAACATGGGGCGAGGGGGTAAGCGGTGGAACAGCCCCACGATTGCCTCGCGCTCATGCATGCTGGGATGTACTTAAGGGCGGGCGATGGTCGGATAAGGCATTGTCTCGCTTTACAGCTGCACTGGAACAAGCTCGAGCAGAGGGATTCAGAGGGCCGCAGGCGTTAAATCGTGCTCACGCCATTTTGTGGCCACAGCCCGTCACCAGCATCATTGATGAAGCTATGCACGATGATGACGTTGATTTTGTCGAGCAGTCAGTGCTGCAGGCGCTTGATATAAATGACCCGGTTTATATCGTTGGTTTGCAGTATTACACCACACGCAAAAAAATCTCAGACATTACGCGGGAGTTACAGTCGATCGCACCATGGCTAACGGATTGGGAGGCCAGAAAACGAGTACGCTGGTGCCTGGAAATATTCAGGGCGAAGGTCTTTTTATCTACGCGAAAACTCCTGGCAGAACAGAGCTAGATTATTGGCTTTTTAGCTTTTCGTGCTCCATTTCAATTTATGTATTGAAAATGAGCCAGGAATTTAGATAATCCATTCATGCTTGGCAGAGCTGCGCCGCGATGGCAGCGAACTTAAGCGACAATTTGAATATAACGAGAGCCCCGCCAGTCGGGGCTTTTGCTTTACGGCGATACGACAGGGGTATTCGCGAAGGTGCATTGCACCAGTACCCCTGTCTTAGCGTCGTCGCATAATTCTATTTGAAACGTAAGATTAAAGGCAAAAAGTTAATTAACCAAAATGATGGCAGCTTCAACCAAATTGATTACCCATAGAGGCATAAGTTACATAAGCACCAACGCCAAAAAGAATCAAAGAAGAAACTCCTGACAAAATTGCGATGATATTGTTAACATCGCCTCCCATCTTCCATTTGCTGTCTGACCCTAATTCCGAAGTTGCATAACAATATTGCGCAAGATAAGTAAACCCTGAGCAAACACCGGAACACAGAACGCCGATACAGAAAATTAAAAGTGATCCTAAGATTGATGACAATACATCTGGACTTGAATCTTTATTCCAAACATTACCTAAAAAAGCGAGCAGAGCTATTGCTGCTCCGCCATTTATAATCATAAACGCTCTGGCAGCATTTGCTCCTACAGTTATTACTGAACGAAAAGCCTCCAGGCTTGCAGCATGGTTCATTTTGGCAATTTCAATTTGACTTGTATTGCTGCTCTTAAGTAATTCCATCTGAACATCATGATCATAAACATTTTCTTGCTTTAAATTCTCAAGATACATAAGCATTTTTTCAATGTCTAAATTTTTGTATCCATCATTCTTAGTTTGTTCAATATCATCAATTATCTTATCAAGTGGGTTAACAACGGCCATATCGAAATCTCCATGCATGGGACACTGTGTGGGTAATATATCTAATTATATAGCTAATTACTTGGCTATTTTACCAAACGCCTCGACAGAACGGAGGTGGAGTATGTATCCAATGGAAAAAATTACGACGGGAATAGCATACGGAGCATCTGGAGGGGGGACTGGATACTGGTTGCTTCAGCTCCTCGATAAAGTCTCCCCATCTCAATGGGCGGCCATTGGTGTGCTCGGTAGCCTCATGTTTGGTTTGCTGACCTGGTTAACGAGTCTGTACTTCCAAATCAAAGCGGATCGCCGCAAAGCTGCGCGGGGTGAATGATGTCGAACAAAGCAAAGCTCAGCGCAGCAGTGCTGGCACTAATCGCATCAGGTGCATCTGCTCCACTCATTTTTGACCAGTTCATCAGCGAGAAAGAAGGCAATGTGCTGGTGGCCGTTGTTGATCCGGGTGGGGTCTGGTCTTTATGTCACGGCGTGACCGTTATCGATGGCAGGCGTATTGTTAAGGGCATGACGGCCACTGAGGAACAATGCCGGAAGGTTAACGCTATTGAACGCGATAAAGCATTAGCCTGGGTTGATCGCAATATCAAAGTGCCTCTGACAGAGCCACAGAAGGTGGGTATCGCATCCTTCTGCCCGTATAACATCGGCCCCGGTAAATGCTTCCCATCGACCTTCTATAAGCGCATCAACGCAGGTGACCGTATCGGTGCATGCGAGGCAATCCGCTGGTGGATTAAGGACGGTGGACGTGATTGCCGCCTGACTAAAGGCCAAAAGAATGGCTGTTATGGGCAGGTTGAGCGGCGCGAACAGGAAAGTGCGTTGACGTGCTGGGGGCTCGACCAATGAAAATTAATCCGGGTCTTATCGGCGTTGTCGTTATTGCTGGCCTTTCGGTCGCTCTCGTTAAGAGTTGCTCCGACGCCAGTAGACTTCAGAGCGATAACGACATTCTGCGAAGTGACAACTCTTTGCAGGGGCAGGTAATCGCCACCCAGGCATTCAACTTCAATCGATTCAATCAGGTTGCAGAACATGCCAATAGGCTTAACTCCCTTATCGACACCAGCACCGAAGAAACTGTAATCGAATACCGGGAGATTCTCCGCCGTGAAAAAACCTGTGATCTGCCTGTTCCTGCTGATATCGCTGGTGGGTTGCTCGAATACGCGTACCGTTTACGTTCCAGCGCAATGCACGCCGATACCGACGGACCTGACTCAGCCGATGATAGTGCCGCTGCCGCCAGCTCAATGACGTACTGCCAGGCAGTCTTGTGGATTAAGCCTCTACTGGCCGTGATTGAGAAGGGCAACAATAACTTCGCAGGTATAAGGCAGATAGAGCTGGAAAGGAAAAACTAGGGATGGCTCGTCCTTGAGCACACGGGTATTTCTGAACGACGGCTTTACCTGACATAGCAAAGCACCTTTAAATTCTAGAAAAGACTCAATATTTAACAAGCGAAGCGCATCAATCCGAAAAAAAGCCCCCACAAGGAGGGCTACCGGAGTCTCAGTTTCACATGCTCTTTTATCGATGTTTCCCTGGAGTTGGCATTCTCCGCATCAGAGTCTTGGATATCCTGGCATGGACCCAGAGATCAACAAGCGTAAGCGTAAAGAATTAAGATTTTACTTAGGCAGGTTGATTGGTGTTAGGTGCCAAGTTATCTATCTGTTCACGATATCGATGTTGAGAACCGCCAGACGAAGAAAGACATACTGGCACATAACACAGCGTGGCATGCGAACTGCCACAAGGAAACCAGAGCCTCGCAATATCGGGGCTTTTTGTTGAAGGGTTCTGGAGCATAGGATTGACAGAAAATTTGCTGAGGGAAGATTGAACCACTTCATACTTTAAGGATATATCCTACCTGATGGGCAGTTAAATTATTACCATCTCCAGTGCTGCATAACGCAGCGATTCTCTGGGGATATTAGAATGGCTTTGTATTACGTGAATACCAACAAGCAGTCCAATGGTGACAATGAAGTTCATGTTTCTGGTTGTACTTATTTGCCGTCAGAATTGAACAGGAGATATCTTGGTAGCTATGACTCCTGTTCTCCTGCTGTGACGGAGGCTAAACGTCTTGGTTACAATGCAAATGGATGTTATTTCTGCTGTAAGCCTTGTCACACAACCTAACTAAACCAAATCCCAAACCTATCGAAGGTCGCCAATGGCGGCCTTTTTTATTACCAGAAGAAGGAGAAGAAGCATGTTAACAGTAAAAGTAATGTCGCCTGGTGGCGGCGAAGAGATTCACGACGGTTTGAGCGTAGGGTTCAATCCAAAACAGCAAAGCATTGCAGTATCTGGTATGGACCAGAATATCTTCCTCAAAGAGGGAGAGGTTGCATACGTGATGAACCAGAACGGGAAGACGGTATCTCGTTACGAGCATATTTACCGTCAGGAAGTGCTGCATAACGACGTGGAATCGTAGCCATTACAAAGCTCACCTGCTGGTGGGCTTGATAATGGATATCCCCTACAGCGGATAATCAACCAAATATCCTCAGTAAGGGGTAAGCATTACAGCAGACATTCACTGAGTGCCTGTGATAATGCTTTCAGTAGAGTATACGTTGCCTTAAAATAAAGTTTTTATAACTGTATGATAAGGACGCTTATGTTGTATTTTCTAGTGTGGGAGATTTACTCCGCTGATTGGATTTTAGTAAAGAAGGGGAATGTCTTCCTTCGATTAGAAGAGGGGCAGGATATAGACTCTCAGGTTTTGTTAACTGAGATGGGTATTGCTGAAGCAAACAACGTCGGCCGTCGCCAGTGTGTTGTTACCTCAATCCAGTCAATCCAAAAACTCGAAGCATAACTTTATCCTCATTGGCCACTGGCATCCGCTGGTGGCATTTTTAATGCGCATCGCACGTGCATATCAAAGAAAGTCTTTCAGCTGTGAGCCTGGGCAAACCGTTAACTTTCAGCGGCTTTGCCGTGCATTAGAGCTTTACAAAACAGCATTCAGAATTATCCTAATAGCTCTTTAATAAAAGGAGTTAGGTTTATGAGAATCCTCTGGGCTATTTGTGTTGTATTCGGGGCTATTGGTTTTGTTCAAGGTATCGTTGGGGTTTTCGGCGCTGTCAGCGCGCCTCAGCAAGCAGCAGGAGCAGCCATGGGAGTTGCCTGGGCAGTAATTCCTTACTGCATTGTCCGAGCCATACAGCAGATGCGGCCGCAGGAAGTAGTGATTAAAAAAGAAGATTGATTGTCATTATCCATATCAAACCAAGCCTCGCCTTAGCGGGGCTTTTTAATGTACATCGTACGTGCAGGTCGAAGAAGGTCTTTCAGATGTGAGCCTGGCCACTGCTGCGAAGCCGCGCTGCATGATATGACCTACATTCAGTAATGCAAAATAGACGTTTAGATGTCTAAATGATTGTTGGTGAATGCATGTAAATGATAATCAATGTCATTATGGGTCCTTTCCGGCAATCCGCCTTGTTACGGGGCGGCGACCTCGCAGGTTCTCGCTATTTATGAAAATTTTCAGGATTTTGCCGTTTCCGTTCTTCTTTTGTCTAAGTCATTGTATTTGCTGGGTATGGCCAGCCAAAAGAAAGGAAGTATTAAAGCCTGGTAGTAGTCATTTTACCCGGCATGGTTTCCTTACCCTGTTTTTCGCCTGGAGTTCGTCATGGAGGTCAATAAAAAACGCCTTTCAGAGATTTTTGGTGTC